AGTTCGATCTCTTTCTTAGTCAGTTTCCGAACTGGCTTTCTCTTGTTTTATCGATTGCTTGTCGAATCTCATCTGGAAGAGTAACGCGGTCAACTGTTTCTTGAACCACGATCTCCAAGGCCGTACCTTCTGGATCACGCCGGATTATATAACTGTCCAGTTTGAAAACCTTTGCTCCACCCTTCGGATTCATATACAGCAGGACGTTGCCTGATACGATCAGTTGCTTAAGAGCCTCACCCGCTGACACACGGATAGCAGACTTCTCAATCTCAGAAGTTACTTCATTCTCAATATCACCAAGGGCTTTATCAAGATCTGCAACTGCATCTGATTGTTCCGCTGCTTCTTTAATCTCAGGGTTATCTACCCGAAGACGGAAGAACGGAGCATTAGGGGGCATCAAAGCCATCAGAAGCTTAGAGGATAAGTTATTAACTCCTCGCGCTCCCAGGCTTTGGAAAGGGGTTTTCAATTTGCTTGATCCACCATGACCCTCTTCGGGCATGAGTGAAGGTATAGTTATCTTGGACGCATCCCTAGCTCGTCTTAGAAAGGGATTACGCTTTGGTTCCAAAAGAGAGTACAAGCCTTTAGCTGTTTGAGCTTCAGGCATGAGACTCCTATTGATTATCTATCGGGGAATGTTTAGACCAGACTGACCACCACCTTGAGCGCCCGCCTTCTTCTTAACTGATCCTTCTTTACCTTTCAGTCGTCCGGCAGAAGCATCACCTTGCTTGGCAATCCGAAGACCACTGCGGCCTTTCTTCTTACGGTTAACTGAAGATGCCTCATCAGTATCATCTGAATCACCATCACGACCATCTTTAGCTTTCCAGCTTGTATTAGAGAAGCTTTGGGTTCCGGTCTTCATTGTGGACTTTATAGTGTCCCAAGTAGTGACACCGTTATTCTGTCGGTTGATTTTCCCGTAGACAGAACCTGCCGCGTAAGTCTCAGTTATTTTTGGATTAGTATCATCACCATCCCATTTAGCAAACGTGCCGCCATTTACATAATCATAGGTTTTACCCTCAAACTCTAGGGGGTTAGGAGTCTTCACATAAGTACTTCCCACATCACCATAAGTCTGATTTGATTTCAGACTGCCATAACCTGGGTTGTTCCAATCGATAGCGGAAGCTTCACGGTATTGGCGTTGCTGGGTAGAGGTGGTGACTTTTCTTTTTCACGGTTGTTATTACTACGGAAATCAGCCATTAGCTTCCTCCTTTTAGCCCCAGGCAGATTCAAACCTCGTGCTTGGTCTTTGGAATCCGCAAGCTATTTCGACCAGTCTTCTTACTCTTATCTCCCTTATTAGGAGACTCAGGTGTTGACTGCTCTTGTGCTGCAGATGTCTGAGTGGCTGGAGGTGCAGGAGGTGCGAGGGGGCTTCGGAAGGTTTAATAACTTGCGGTTCTGGCACATCAGGTGCTGACATACACATAGATGTATTTACTCCATCATGATGTTTCATTCTGTTCCTCAAAGACAGCCTTCAAGAACTCAATTAGATCTCTCTTCCCTTTATAGGCAAAGATCTCTCGCTCTGTTTCATGTAGCTCAGGACATTTGCGAGGGAAAGTCAGATCAAGTTCTGTTAGAAGGTCTTGCGAAACTCTTGCAGATAAACCCATAAGTCCTCTAGTAGTTAAACCTAAGGTTATCGAGAGGATTACCCTCTTGGATCTCCTTAGGTGTGGGTTAATAGATGATCAGGTCACTTCACAGCCACCGGCACCACAGGCAACTTCACCCGCTAGGTCAGTGTTGTCATGCTCTTCATAGACATTCGTGAGGTCAATCTGATGGAGATTCTTAGATAGACGGTCAAAGTCTTCCTTAGAGATATCCTCGAAAGGAGCCTGAACGTATGACCCACCGTGGTATGGAAGAACTGCGATACCGTTGTACTCATGGCGATGATCCCACATCCATTTACCTACAGCGTCCCACTCATCGTCTTGGACTGAGATGGTGCAGGATACGTTGTGAGCATTCTTACCGTTACGGTGACCAGTGCCTATCCACTCAGTGTTGAACCGAGAGACACGCGCTAGTAGATCGTTGGGATCTTCTGTCCTGATGATTGAACCTTCAGGGGCTTCTTGAGGGATAGACACCACGGCCATAGTATCCGGACGGAACGCTTCATCTTCCACCAGCTCCGGATGTCGGACACTAAGGTAATCATAGAGCGCCTCGTTCTTACCCACTCGCATTCTTCGGATGTAGTGGTGGTTGTGCCAGGCGTGAATGCCAGAGGATGAGCCAAGTACAAGAGAACTGGTTCCTGATGGCTTAACAGTTGTGGTGCGGGCTGCTTTGTTAATCCCAATGAGTTTGGCAACGCGGGCATTCTCCTCTTTGACTGCTTCTGCTGCAGCCACCAGATCAAGGCCAAGGACTGCGCCTGAGGCGATCCCTGTCATGCCAACACCGATCAAGGCATCTCTTCAGTAACCGCTTTCCAACGGGGGTTCAGGTAATGAAAGTCTGTGTAGCCAGCTTGAATGGTTCCGATGAAGGTAGCCGCTTTGACACGCTCTTCCAGATCCGCTTGGCTTTCGATGTTGGTTGCATTTATATCGGTCAAATTACAGAATTGATAGGGCTTCAGTGCGATTTCACAACATGGATTGCAGCCCCAATCTAAATCGTTCGTCCAGTAAACACCTGGCTCACCCGACCCTGAGTTCTCTACTTCTTTCCATAGGCTCTGAAACTCTGACTCAGTTACTTCACCGCGAGGGAGTACCGCTGAGTTATTCGCTCGGCCACGCTGGGGGTTATCAATGTACCACTCACCCTGCTTACAGGTCAGCATCGCTTCATCGTCACGATCAAACAGGCAGATCAAAGCTGCTCGGCGGATACCACCGGCTAGAACAGCATCGGCAATGAAGCAGAGGATGTCATGGACTTCGACTGTTCCAAGCTGTGTGTTGGCTCCACGGGATTTGAGAGCAGTCTTCAAGACCTTCTCTACGTTTCGCACACACTCAGCCAATGGTTCAGGCCCAGGTGCTTTACCGCCAGAGGTAACCAGTTCGGCACCTTTAGCTCGGATGTCAGAGAAGTCAAAGCTTGGACGTGGCTTACCGTAGAAGTAGGATTCCACCAGAACCTTAATGGCATCTGCCCATCCCTCAATGGAATCACCCACCAGGAACCGGCGATCACACCAGTCAGTACCAACTAGCGGCGGTAACTTATTGACGTGACGCTTCTGAACTGAGTAACCCATGCCTGTACCACCCAATAGGAGGAACATGGCTTCTGAGAATATCGAGGGCATCTCTGCTGGAGCATACGCACAGTTGAAGATTCGGGAAGGTGCCTTGAAGATGGGAGTACCACCAAACTGTAAGGAACGCATTGAAGGCAGAACCTTACGTTCCATGACGAACTTACTGTACACCGTAGCAATCTCATTGGAGATCTTTGGGTACTGTTCCATGTGCATCAAACAGTTTCGCTGGATGATTTCTTCAAAGGTTTCACGGCGGGATAAGCTGGGAATGTACTTAGCGTATTTTGAAAACACTACTATCGAACTCAAAATCTCTGTTGTCTTATGCATTATGTTCCTTGTTAATATGAGTCTTTAACGAACTGGCCATTAATCAGCTTGCCAGTCCGTTTGGTGATTTTATTGTAGGGCAGCTTCCAGACATGTCTGAAGATGTAACCCACGGAAATTCGCTTGGATAACACAGGTGACCAAGACATCGCCTAAGTTCATTCTTAATAGCTTCTCGGTCTTGAATAATATCTCTTACCTCTTCATCAAGCTCTTCAACTTCTTCATACATCTTATCCATCTGAGAGGCTGCGCTAGACTCATCAAAGATACCTTTCTGTTTAGCCCACCTGACTACTTCTACTTCCAACTTTTCAACTGTTGTTACATCCATCTTCTTTTCTCCGTGTTTCAATGGCTACCATTCGGGTGCCATAGTGGGCAACCTTCTCGGCATTACGTAGTGGATCATCCCCAGGCTTACCGTCACCCATACGGGCCTTACACTTACGGATGAGTGCTTTGAATGCTTCACCTTCTTGAAATGACATATCCAAAGCTTCAATGAGATCTTCTGCTTCTGCTGTGTAAGGGTCTAGCCGCTTAGGGTTCTTAACGAATATCAACCAGTAATCATTATCTGTTCCGGAAGATGTTGTGGGGATGGGTGTGTCATCAGATATATCGTTTCTCATGCTGGGTTCCAAAGCTTCACCTCTTTAAGTTTAATGTCGTAGTCTTCTGATCGGAGGATCTTGGCAACCCTCGCCTGTCTCAGAGCTTCTTCTTCACCCACAGCCCTGCTTTGATAAAGTGGGAAACGATTGCCTCCCATCGAGATCCAACAGCACACTTCTTCCACCGGAGTTCCATCTGGTCTTTCCGTGGCCCTGACTTAAAGGTGTGTTCATATTGTTCCCAACCAAACGGTTCAGCCATGATTTCCCACGCCGTTGTTTCACCAACCCCTGGGCAACCTGCATATCCATCTACTGTATCTCCCATAAGTGTTTGAACTAGGTGAAAGGTATCTGCCTCTTCCTCAGTTACAACCAAGTGTTCCTCTTTGTGCATAACATAATGTCTACCAGGGATAGTCAGCAGGTCTTTATCTTTGGTGATGATTACCTTGTCACCCTTAAGACCATCCCATGTAGCTAGGATTCCGAGGACATCATCAGCTTCAAGGTTAGGATGGGTTATGGTGGAATACTCAAGCCTAATGTGTTCCTGCAAGAGCTTCAGTAGCATGGGCCTTCGGATGAAATCACGGTTGGACTTGTAGGTTGGCAGGATG